GCGCGCCAGGTGCTGTTGGCGTCCTCACCGAGGACGGCTCCGACGCGGTCGATGCGCAGGCCTTCCCGCTTGCGCAGACTCTGACCGACGTCTACCAGGCGATCGGCACGCTGCTGCAGGAAAAGCACGACTTCCAGACGGTGTTCCTGGACTCGCTCGACTGGCTCGAGCCCCTGGTGCACACGCACGTCTGCGAGGCCAACAAATGGGCAACGATCGAGTCGCCAGGCTACGGCAAGGGCTACGTGGCCGCGGCCGAGGAGTGGCGCAACCTGCTGCAGGGCCTCGAGGCCTTGCGCCAGCGCCGCAACATGGCCGTGATCTTGATCGCGCACGACAAGATCAAGCGCTTCGAGTCGCCCCTGCACGACGGCTATGACCAGTACGTGCTCAAGCTGCACGACCGGGCCTCTGCGCTGGTTATGGAGTGGGCCGACGTCATTGGCTGGGCCAACTACAAGGTCACCACTGTCGAGTCGGATAGCGGCTACGGCAACAAGGAAGTGAAGGCGCGGTCCACCGGGCAGCGCGTTTTGCACGTCGAGCCGCACCCGGCGCACATGGGCGGCAATCGTTTCGGCCTCAAGAACATGCCCCTGTCATGGGACGCGTTCGCGCAGGCTCTTTCATCAAGCCACAACCAAGGAAACTGAAATGGCATCACTGAACTTCAAAGCATCAAACGTCGAACTGACCGAACGCAGCTACGACGCTCTACCTGAGGGTGACTACGAAATGATCGTCACCAAGTCGGACACTAAGCCCACCAAGGCCGGCAACGGCCACTACCTCGAGCTCGAGATGCAGATCATCGCGGGCCAGTTCAGCGGCCGCCGGCATTGGGAGCGCCTGAACCTCGACAATCCCAGCCAGCGGACCGTCAAGATCGCGCAGGAGCAGCTGGCGCGCCTGTGCATGGCAGTGGGCTTGGATGAGATCCAGGATTCCGAGGAGCTGCACGATCGGGCCTTCATCGCAACGCTCGGCATCGACAAGAAGGACGCCACGCGCAACGTCGTCTGGGACTACAAGCCGGCCGAGGGTGCATCACCGGCGCCCGCGACTGCTGCCAAACCTGCCGCAGCTGCAGCCCCCGCCAAATCAGCACGTCCCTGGGGCTAGTCATGGCGGCGCTACCCGAGAATCAGCACACAACCGCGCACGCGATTGTTTGCTGGTACGAAAGCAAAACTCAGGACCACCGGCCGCACATGGGAGCCAGCATCATCGGTCACCCGTGCAGCCGCTACGTGTGGCTGACCTGGCGCTGGGCCAGGACGCCCCAGTTCCCCGGCCGCGTGCTGCGTTTGTTCGACACGGGTAAGCGCGAAGAGGAGCGCCTGCTTGAGGAGCTGCGCGGCATCGGCGCCCAGGTCTGGGACACCAATCCCGAGACAGGCGACCAGTGGCGCGTAGTGGCCTGCAAAGGTCACTTTGGTGGCTCGCTCGATGGCGTGGCCAAGGGCTTGCCCGAGGCGCCCAAATCGCCGGCCGTGCTTGAGTTCAAGACGCACTCAGCCAAGAGCTTTGCCGACCTGCTAAGCAAGAAAGTGCAGAGCAGCAAGCCCCAGCACTATGACCAGATGCAGGTCTACATGGGGCTCATGGAGATCGACCGGGCGCTGTACATCGCGGTCAACAAAGACACTGACGACCTTTACGTTGAATGGGTGCACTTTGATCGCGAGCACTTTGAGAACCTGCTCGACTACGCTCAGGGGCTCATTCAGATGCCAACGCCCCCCGATCGCATCTCGGCCGACCCGGCCAACTGGCAGTGCAAGGGCTGCACACATTGGGATCTGTGCCACGGTGGGATTGCAGCTGAAGCCAACTGCCGGACGTGTTGTCACGCCTCGCCCGTTGAGAATGGCGCATGGAATTGCGATCATCACAGCAAGAAAATCGATGACGCAACCCAGCGCAAAGGATGCGGCGATCACTTGCTGATTCCCGCGCTGACGCCTTACGCACAAGCCATCGACGGCGGTGCAAGTTGGGTGGCCTACAAACACCGCGACACCGGCCAGGTGTTTGTCAATGGCAAGGAAGCGGTCGAGGGCTATGGCCAGGCGTTTACGTCCAAAGAACTGCAGCACTGCCCGGCAGACCTGCTGGCCAACGCGGCCGAGCTTAAGGAAGTGTTCCCAGGTGCCGAGGTGATCAGCGGCGGTCATAAGCAAATGGAATGGAACACACCTGAGGACCTGGACAAGGTCAGCAAGCCAGCGACCAAGCGCGACAAGGTGCAACGCGCAAAGATCGCTGAGAGCCTGCGCAACCTCGAGCGGTTGGCGTCATGAGGGACGCCGCCTACATCGCCGTCCTGGCGCTGATCTGGGCCGGCGCCCTGGTGGGCATGGGCCTGGCCGCTCGGGTCATGTGGTTCCTGCTGCAGCTCGGCTGGAATGTCCTGTGAACGCGTTCGTTAGTTGGGTGCGCGATCGCTCGGTCGAGGTCGGTGAGTGCTGGGAGTGGCAGTGTTACTTCACGCCCCACGGCAACACGCCTGTCAGCAAACGCAAGGACAAGCACATTTCGATACGTCGCGTGATGGCGATAGAACTGGGGCTGATTGATAAACGCTCGCGGAAGGTCACCGGGGTGCGGTGCCGGAACTGGCGCTGCGTGAATCCTGAGCACTTGCAGGTGATCACGCGCCAGGTCGCTGCCAAGCGCGCCCTTGAGAACCGCACAGGTGGCACGGTGATCGCCAGGCGCAAGGCGGCCGGTCAGCGTCGCAAGCGGGCCAAGCTGACGATCGACCAGGTGCGGGCCATACGCGCCTCGGACGCCAAAGGCAGCCAGCTCGCCATCGAGTACGGCGTCTCACAGAGCGCCATCTCGCTAATCAAACAAGGACGCATCTGGAAGGACTATGGGGGCGTCTTCTCAAACCTAGTGGAGTCAGTCTTATGAGTTTCATCATCGGAATCGATCCTGGCGCCGCGGGCGCCGTGGCCATCCTCGAGGCCGGCAAGTTGGTGCAGGTTTTCGACATGCCCGTGGTCGAGATCACCGTCGGAAGCAAGAACAAGAAGCGCGTCGCGCCCGAGCTGCTGGCCAGCGAGCTGCGCCTGTACAACCTGGCCGACACCGTCGCGGTGGTCGAGCAGGTGGGCGCCATGCCTGGCCAGGGTGTGACGTCCATGTTTGCCTTCGGGCAGGCCTACGGGCTCGTCCTGGGCGTCCTGGCGGGCCTTTGGATACCGACTACCACCGTGACGCCGGCGACCTGGAAGAAGGCGCTCAAGCTCAACACTGGCAAGGACGGCGCCAGGGCCAAGGCAGCGCAGCTGTGGCCAGCTCAAGCCGGCGAGTTCAAGCGCGTGAAAGACGACGGCCGGGCCGAGGCTGCCCTGCTTGCACACTGGAGGTTGCAACATGTCTGAAATGTTGAGAGAATCGCAACATGATCAATTGCTCACAATCGAAGAAGCGGCTGCTAGGCTGGGTGTCAACTATCACACCCTCTATCGCAGAATTAAGTCTGGATCGATCCCGGCTTACCGCATCGGCGGGTGGCGCGTTGATCTGGCTGAAGTCAAACGTGCAACCCTGAACCTGAACAAGGAACCTGAACGATGGGAATCTACAAACGCGGCGACACCTTCTGGATTGACATCAACTTCAACAACAAACGAATTAGACGAACTGCTGGCACTGGTGACCGCAAAGCGGCCCAAGAACTCCATGACCAGCTGAAGGCTGATCTCTGGCGCCAGTCAAGACTCGGTGAAAAGCCCAAGCGCACGTTCGAAGAGGCCGCGGTGCGCTGGCTCAAAGAGAAGTCTCACAAGCGCAGCATCAGCGACGACGCGCAGCGCATCGTGTTCTGGCGCCAGCACTGCGCCGGCATGACGCTGGATCAGATCACGCGCAACTTTGTCGCTGAGCATCTTGACAACCTCAAGACGCGCTTTGATCGGCCGGCAACTGCAGGCACCAAGAACCGCTACGTGGCGTTGCTGCGCGCCATCCTGCGCGCGGCTGAGCGCGAGTGGGAGTGGATCGACCGGGCGCCTGCGTTTCGCGTGTACGCCGAGCCCAAGCGGCGCGTGAGCTTCTTTACGCCTGAGCAGGCCAAGGCGTTCATGGCCGTGCTGCCTGAGCGCTACCAGGCACCGGTTGCCTTTGCGTTCATGACCGGCCTGCGTCGGTCCAACATTTTCGGACTGCGTTGGGACCAGGTGGACCTGGTGCGCAATGTCTGCTGGGTCCACGCGGACCAGGCCAAGGCTGGCGAGAACATTGTGGTGCCGCTGAACACGGACGCTCGAGCCCTGCTGGAGCAGCTCAAGGAGGCGCGCAAAGAGGGTCAGGAGCTCGTCTTTGGCACCGACTGGCGCATCCCTACGAAGACATGGCGATCGCTGCTCAAAAAGGCGAACCTGCCGCTCACGCTGCGCTTTCACGACATCCGGCACTCGTTCGCGTCCTGGCACCTGATGGCCGGGACCGACAAGAAGGTTGTGCAGGAGTTGGGCGGCTGGAAGTCACCGCAGATGCTCGAGCGCTACATCCACCTGTCGCCGGAGCACTTGCAGCACG